CTTTGTCTGACTTTGCAGAACAGCTTGTGCCGTTTGGCGAAGCCATGATGAAGTTCTCCAACACTATTTCCGGTTTGGATGGAGATTTGGTCAGTACAGCCGCTATTGCCGGAAAGACACTGGCTGAAATGGCCGCAACTCTGCCCAATAGCGGAGGAGTGGTCGGATTCTTTGCTGGTGAGAACGACATGGAAGAGTTCGGGAATCAGCTCTCCGGCTTTGGCAAGTCCATGATGGACTTTGCTGACAGCATCAAGGGACTGGATTCCGACGCTGTTCAAAATGCCGCGATTGCTGGTAAAGCGATGGCCGAAATGGCTGCTACTTTGCCCAATACCGGTGGCGCAGTTTCCTTTTTCACTGGAAACAACGATATGGACACCTTTGGAGATCAGCTTGTTCCGTTTGGCAAGGCGATTAAAGAATACTCTGACGCTGTAGCTGGTCTTGATGCTGATGCTGTTGTGAATTCTGCGATAGCGGGTAAGTCTCTCGTAGAGCTCGCGAACACCATTCCGAATACCGGTGGGGCTGTTGCATTTTTCACGGGTGATAACGACCTTGCGACCTTTGGTGAGCAGATTGTTGTCTTTGGCAAAGCCATGAAAGAGTATTCTCAAACTGTCTCTGGTCTGGATGCCGAGGCCGTAACCAATTCTGCTACAGCAGGAGCAATTCTCGTGGAACTTGCAAACACCGTTCCAAATACGGGAGGGCTTGTTAGTTTCTTCGCAGGAGACAACGACCTTGAAACCTTTGGTGAGCAAATCGTTCCATTTGGAGAGGCGATGAAAGCTTACTCCGATTCTATTACCGGTATCGACGCAGAGGCAGTTGCCGCTTCCACCACCGCGGCCCAAGCACTTGCCCAACTCCAGTCTACCCTTCCCAATATGGGAGGGTTGGTCGACTTCTTCACCGGAAGCAATGATCTTTCTACATTTGCAGAAGGAATTATCCCATTCGGTGAGGCAATGAAGTCTTATGGTCAGTCAGTGTCCGGTATCGATGCCGAAGCTATCAATGCATCTGCTGTGGCAGCTCAGGCACTTTCTCAACTCCAAGCGACTCTTCCTAATGTTGGTGGGGTTATGGAGTTCTTTACCGGTGGCAACGATCTTGGCAAATTCTCCGAGGGGTTGGTTCCTTTCGGAGTAGCTATGAAGTCATACGGTGACTCCGTATCCGGGATCAATGCAGAGGCTATCACCGCCTCGGCCACTGCCGCCAAATCTCTGGCTGAGCTCCAGTCTGTTCTCCCGAATGTGGGAGGCGTTATGGAGTTCTTTACCGGTGGCAACGATCTCAGCACTTTCGCTGCCGGTATCATTCCCTTCGGCGCAGCTATGAAATCCTATGGGGAGGCTGTCGCTGACATCAACGCAGAAGCAATTACTGCTTCCGCAATCGCAGCACAATCCCTTGCTCAGCTGCAAACTACACTTCCGGCAGTTGGTGGAGTGATGGAGTTCTTCACAGGAGGCAATGATCTTGCCACGTTTGCCGCTACTATCGTTCCGTTTGGGGCGGCTATGAAATCTTATGGAGAAGCTGTCGCAGAAATCAACACCGAATCTATCACTGCATCTGCAATCGCCGCACAGTCCCTCGCACAACTTCAGACTACACTTCCGCAAATCGGTGGCGTCATGGAGTTCTTTACAGGGAGCTATGACCTTGCGGCCTTTGGCGCATCACTCATTCCATTTGGTCAGGCCATGAACTCTTATGGGGCGGCTGTTGCTGGTATTGATGCTGGAGCTGTGATGAATTCGGCAACTGCTGGACAGGCTCTTGTGGAATTAGCCAACACCCTTCCCAAATGTGGAGGGCTGGCAGAGGTATTTACTGGAAGTAACAGCTTGGCTGCCTTTGGTAACGAAATTGTCCAGTTCGGTAAAGACCTCTCTGCTTACGCAAACGCCATCAAGGACGTAAAACCCGAGATCGTCACCGCATCTGCTAATGCTGCACAGGCCTTGTCCAATCTTGCTACTGGGCTTCCTGACAGCAGCCTCTTTGACAAGTGGTTCGGCGGTGACCAAACCCTTGCTTCTTTCGGCAAAGATATTGCTTCGTTTGGAGCCGACATGAGCAATTACTACGCTAAGGTGGCCAGTATTGATCTGACAAAGCTGGCCGGGGTTATCACCCAAGTGTGGTCTCTCGTGGATCTGGCCAAGGGAGTTAAGGGACTTGATGCGAGCGGGTTTACCTCATTCGGAAACGCATTGAAGGCTATGGCGAATACCGGAATTTCTGAGTTTACCTCAGCGTTCTCTAATTCGACCACAGAAGTCAACAAAGCGGTTCAGGGTATGCTGAACTCTGTAAGCGCCTCTATCTCAAATGGTAAAACCCTCACAACGCCGGGTATGGAGTCTGTGATGAAATCGTTGGCCGACGTCGTAACGAAGAAGGCCACCGAAATCAACAATTCCGTGACGACATTGATGAAGGGGGTTGCTACCACCATCCGTAACAGTGCTCCATCCGTTAAGAGTGCAATGCAAACGGCTCTTTCGGGTGCAGTCACTACCCTCAACAATCTGAAACCTCAATTCGAGACAGCCGGTAAGAATGCCGGTCAGGGCTTTATCAATGGCATCAACTCCAAGCTGAGCAGTGCTACTGCTGCTGGTAGAAGTTTGGGCCTGGCAGCCCTGAATGCTGCAAAGAAGGCATTGGACAGTCATTCGCCTTCTCGTGAGTTCATCCATCTGGGTGAAAACATGGGTGAAGGTCTGGCTATTGGTGCTAAGAACAGCATTGTCCCCGCTTCTCAGGCGACCTCCAAGATGATCGACGAAGTCCTTAAGGTCAGTTCCAAAGGAATCGAGGCATTCCAGGAGTGGGCCGAGGAAAAGAAGTATTATGGCGAGCTTAGTCTGAAGGACGAATTGGCTGGCTATGAGAATCTACAGCAGCGGTATAAGGCTGGAAGTGAAGAGCGCATCAAGATTGACCGTGAGGTCTACAGGATTCAAAATGAGCTTGTTGCGGCCACTTATCAGGCGTCTATCGACTGGATTGAGGAGAAGAAATTCTATAATCAGCTCAGCACGCAGGAAGAACTCGAAGCGTATGAGCGGATGCAACAGCGTTACCTGGAAGGCAGTGAGGAACGTAAGAAGATCGACCGTGAGGTCTACACCCTCCGCAAACAGCTTATGGATGAGTCCTATCAACACTCCATGGACTGGATCGAGGAGGAGAAGTATTACAACCGGATGAGCCTTTCTGATGAGCTCGCGGCCTATAAGCGGGTACAGAGTCGGTACGCAAAGGGCACAGATGAGCGCAAGAAGATGGATCGTGAGGTCTATCGTCTTGAGCAGGAGATCTATGAGGCCCAGAAGCAGTACATTTCCGATGTTCAGAGTGTCCAGGCCGAGGCAAATCAGAAACGCTTGGATCTCGAAGAGGAATATGCCAACAAGGTCAAGTCTGTCAATGAGAAGCTGGCGTCCGACATTCAATCGTTGAATGACAAGTATCAAAGTTCTCTGGAATCTCGCACCAATAGCCTTTACCAGTCCTATGGCCTCTTTGATGAGGTTAAGGAACGGGAAGAGGTCAGTGGCGAAACGCTGATGAAAAACCTGACCGATCAGGTACAGGAGTTTGGCGAGTGGCAGGATATTTTGGGCAGTCTTTCAGCGAGAGGTTTAAGTTCTGAGTTAGTCGGCGAACTTCAGGAGATGGGGCCATCTGCAATCGCGCAGATTAAAGCCCTTAACTCCATGAGCGATTCCGAGTTGGAGAAGTATGCTGCGCTCTGGTCTATCAAGCACGCCCAAGCTCGTGAACAGGCCGTCGGTGAGTTGGAAGGCCTTAGAATTGAGACTCAGAACAACATTGCTCAACTTCGGGTCGAGGCCGAGCGAGAGTTGGACGATTATCGTGCTACCTGGCAGACCAAGATGAACCAAGTTACGATTGATGCCAACCGGGAATTGGAAGAGCTTCGTCAAGCCTTTGGCGAAAAGGTCGGTCTTATCAAGAAGGATACTGAAAAGGAAACGCAGGAGATGGTTGATACCGCTCAAGCGATCCTTAAGGAAGCCGGATGGGATGAGACCGGAAAGCAAATTGTGACTGGCATCAAAGCTGGTGTCGAAGAGGAAAAGCCCAATTTCTTGGATGCTTTGACTCAGATGGCATTAGAGGGCGTCCAGGCTGTGAAAGATACGCTCGACATTAACTCGCCCTCCAGGGTGTTCCAGGAGCTGGGCAACTATACAGGGCTTGGCTTTGTGAAAGGCCTAACCGATTATGCTAACAAGTCCTATGATGCTGCCGCTAATGTGGCGGGATATGCTACTGACGGCCTTTCCAATGCGATCTCTAAGGTTTCTGATTTGGTCAATGGTGAGTTCGATATGCAGCCGACTATCCGGCCGGTTCTGGACTTTACCGATGTGGCCAGAGGAGCAGGCGAACTCAATAGCCTGCTTGGGTACACAAGAACACTTGCGCTTGCTGGGCAAACCAGTCTGGCATTTAACTCTACTTTGGATAAGGATGGAATGACAGTCACCGTTGATAACGATGGTGTTGTTCAGGAACTTCGTTCTTTGAGGAGTGAGATGGCCGAAATGACAGCTCGTATGGAGCGGATGCAGGTTGTCTTGGATACTGGTACTTTAGTTGGTCAAATAGCCGATCCGTTGGACGCTGCTCTTGGACAGAAACAAACCTTTAGGGGAAGGGGGATTTAGTATGTATCATTCTATCACATTCGGCGAGAAGAACACATGGGATGACTGGCATCTGGTCCCCACTTCCCTGCCTGTTTTTAACCCTCCGGCACAAAAGGTAAAAACCATCGACATCCCCGGTGGGGACGGCGTCATCGATTTGTCGCAAGCCCTCACCGGGTATCCGGTTTTCCAAAACAGAACCGGCTCCTTTGAGTTTATTGTGCCAAATGGATTTGAACCTTGGGAGTCCGGAAGAATTGAGCAGGCACCGTGGCATTCTGTTTACTCAGAGATCATGGACTATCTTCATGGTCAGTCTCTGAGGGCTATCTTAGAGGATGATCCTGAGTATTTCTATGAAGGACGTTTCACCGTGAACAGTTGGAAGAGCCCTAAAGACTGGTCTCGTATCACTATTGATTACAGTGTCGGCCCATATAAGTGGTCGGTATTGTCGTCTATTGACGATTGGCTTTGGGACCCGTTTAACTTTCAAAATGGAGTTATTCGAGCGGCGATTTTCAAGAACATCTCAGTGACCACCTCGACAATAGCCCGGCGTCTTGACACAAAACTTTTTGGGCGGGCTCCTGTCTGCCCTAAATTTCTCGTTTCCACGACAGCTCGCCGGGGTATGCATGTCCGTTTCGTAAACCCGCAGTTGGGGATTGATGAAACCAAGCTGCTCCCCGAAGGGACTATTCAGATTCCGGAGTTTGTGTTCTTTGGAGACCAGGGAGCCACCATTTACTTTTGGTGTGATTCCGGTTCGGGAACCGTATCCGTTGACTTCAGGCAAGGGAGGTTGTAACCAATGTATTCGATTTACGCAGACGGCGCTTGCATCTATAGCGATGTGTTTGCGCTCGAAAGCATGAAGGTTCTGAACCCGAAGCTGGTATTAGAAGACAACGGCGCTGGCTCCCTATCAATGAAACTCCCTCCGATGAACGTCGGTTACTCATCTATTGTCCGTATGATTACGGATATTTCTGTCCAGAAGGACGGAGAAGAGATTTGGGCCGGACGTGTCTTATCGGAGAACAAGGACTTCTGGAACAATCGGGATCTTTACTGTGAGGGAGAAATGGCGTTCTTTAACGACAGCTCCCAACCTCCAGCAGAGTATAGTGGGCTCTCAGTTCGTGCATATTTGGAGCGATTGATTGCTGTTCACAATTCCAAGGTGACCCCAAATCGACGGTTCACTCTTGGAGCTGTGACAGTAGTCGATAAAAATTTTCCGACCTATTACACGAACTATGAGAAAACCATGGCAATTCTCAATGCCTTGGTTGAGCAGTACGGCGGCCATCTCAGAGTACGCAAAGTGAACGGGGTGCGATATCTGGATTACTTGGCAGAGTATCCAGACACATGCAGTCAGGTGATTCAGTTTGGGTCAAATCTCATTGATTTTACTCGTAAATGGGATTCGACTGAGTTCGCAACCGTCATTGTGCCTCTCGGAAACCGGCTTGATGACAGCCCCATTGAAGCTCTTGACGCCTATCTGACTGTGGAAAGTGTGAATCAAGGCAGTATGTATGTTCAGTCCAATGAGGCTGTGGCCGCATATGGCTGGATTGAAAAAACTGTCACATGGGACGAAGTCAGTGATCCGGCGGTTCTGTTGGAGAAAGCGAAGACCTATTTGACCGATCTCCAGTTTGACAACTTGGAGTTAGAACTGAGCGCGTTGGATCTGCACTATCTGGATGTCAACACGGAAGCGGTAAAGCTTCTGGATGAGATTCGGGTAATTTCCAGACCCCACGGGTTAGATCGAATGTTTCCGGTTAAAAAGCTGGAAATCCCGTTAGACAATCCGGAGCAGACTCAATTCACGCTTGGCGATAGCGTCAAAACAAGTCTTACCAGTGTGAACAATCAAACCAGCGCTGCTATCTTGCAGAAGATTGAGGGGCTCCCGAAAGCCCATTCCATTCTCAAAGAAGCCAAGGAAAACGCGACCCAGATCATGAACATGGCCACAACTGGTTATATCACCATCACCAAAGACCAGTACGGCTCGGAGACACTTTATATCTCGAATGTTCGGGATTACAAGAAAGCCGATAAGCTTTGGAAGTGGAACATGAACGGTCTTGGCTATTCTAATGATGGCGGAAAGACCTTTGGGTTGGCTATCACAATGGACGGCTCCATCGTGGCCGACTACATCACTACCGGTGTGCTCAATGCAGATGTAATCAGGGCCGGGGTTCTCAAAGACTACGGTGGAAACTTCAGCCTTGACTTTGAGACTGGTAAACTGACCATGAAAAAGGGTTCCATCAACATCGGCAACGGAAATTTCACAGTCGATGAAAATGGTAACCTGTTTGCTCGCCGAGGGACTTTTGCGGGTACACTCTCTGGAGCAACGGGAACTTTTGGTGGTCAGCTTGTAGCGGCAAGCGGCGATTTCAAAGGCGTCGTTCAGGCATCTGACTTTCTTGACCGCTATGGTCGGAGCATGATGAGCGGGGATAAGTTCTCTTCGGACTATCTCGACCTTTACGGCATTACCATCCGAAACAGGAGCACCGGAGAAATCACTTTCGCAGTAAGTTCGACCGGGGTCATCACTATCAACGGAAACATCACCATGGGAGCCGGAAGCACTATTAACTGGGCCGCTGTCAGCAATCAAAATCTGAATTACAATCCCGCTTATTCTCTTGCTCAAACAGCCAATAGTCAGGCGAACAGAGCACTTTCGGATGCTGCCGATGCCTACGATGCTGCCGATGCCGCGTATGCCAGAGCCAATCAGGCGTACCGTTTGGCAAATTCTATTGAAATGCCCAGCTACATCCGTTCTACTTACATTGACTCGACAACGATTCGCTCTCCAGTTATTGAGGGCGGAGAGTTTTATGGCGGAGAGTTTAATGTTATCGCTGGAGGTAATTCTGGCAGCTTTAATCTTTATGGCCCGTATGGAAGCAGCCGCTACCACATGTTTTCCATCAGCTATTATGACGCCGGTGTATGGGGGCCATATGTTTATGTTTCCAGTCCTTGTGGAGGAACCATTTGTTTTGATGGTAATGTCGAGTTTACTGGTAATGTTGAATTCGCAAGTGCGCGTGTTCATGGCCTCAGTTCTGAATAGGAGGATGAAGTGTGAAGAAAAAACTGAAAAATGCTCAGATGGTTGCAATGCTGAACCAGCTCCAGCCTATTCTGTCCCATCGGGATAAAATTGGGTATATTGCCGCCCGAAACTATCGCATTCTCTCTGAATGCCTTACAGAGTATGAGGCATTTCGCAATAGCCTTATTGAGAAGTATGGAGAGGAAACAAAAGACGATAGAGGTCGCCCTATTATTGGCGTAAAAGTCGATTCTCCCAACTTCAAGCTCTTTTGCGACGAGTTGGCTCCGTTCAATGAGATGGAGCATGAAGTCGAGATCATGACCGCCAAGTATGACGATGTTATCGGGTGTCTTAGCGGCGAGGAAGTTCTGAGCATTGATTGGATGCTGGAAGATTAGAGGTGAATTTCATTGGCTAATATCAGCACCTATCTGCAAAAGATCATGGCTGCTGTCTATGGCGAAGAGGTGCGTGGCTCTATCCATGATGCTCTGGCGGCTATGAATACAGAGTCGTCTAATGCCATGGAGTTTGCTGCCACTGCCAAGGACTCTGCAAAGGCCTCCGCAGACACGGCCAAGGGCCACGCCGATACCGCAACAAAAAAAGCCGGAGAGGCGCTGAGTTCCGCTGACCGGGCCAAGGCTTCCGAGACCAGTGCCAAGGCATCGGAGTTGAATGCTATCAGCAAGGCTACTGAGGCTACCACTGCCGCAGCAGAGGCAAAAGCTTCTGAAACGGCGGCTGCCAATTCTGAGGCTGTCACTACTCAAAAAGCCAATGAGGCTGCTGCGTCTCAGACTGCTGCTGCTCAGAGTGAGGCAGAGGCAAAAGCTGTTGAGGAACGGACTAAGACAATCCGCTCAGATGTGGAGACATTGGGCGCTCAAGCTACGGCGGATAAGAATGCCGCAGAAGCTGCCAAAGATGATGCAGAGGCCGCGAGGGATAATGCTCTCGTCAGTCAAAATGCGGCAAAACTTTCGGAAAATGCCGCTCTGGTGGCTAAGACCGCCGCAGAGTTCGCTAAGGATGATGCTGAAGCGGCAAAATTGGCTGCCCAGGCGGCTAAGACAGCCGCTGAAA